TCTTCAATTGGGCGAGTGTAGCCGTCTGCAATCGGGGCAATTTGTGCCATCATTAAGCTGTCAACAGTCACATCAGCGTCAACAACATTGATAGTCTTGTCAAAAACATAAGTAGAGCCTAAGTCAACAATCGTTTGTTTGGTCAATACTTGGTTAGCTTCTAACTCAACAGATAACTCTAACGCCGTTAAATCAGCTTCGATTGTTGTTATTGTCGTCGTATCACCGCCCGTCGAACGCCACAAATCATAAAGCCACGTCTTAAAGGCTCTAGTATTAGTCAAGTCTAGCGTGAGTGGCGATGCAATCTTGCTCATGTTTTGCCCGCCTCCACGTCAATATAACCGCCCATCAACACGGTTTTTACAGGCTCACTACCAAATACTTTATAAACCCTGTCTCGTGAGTTGCCAAGCCTTGCCCACATTACACGATTTTTACGCTGCCCAATAACGCCTAGACTGGCTTCGCGTGGCGTGATGTACCTATGGCCGCCGTCATCACTATACGTTAAATAGACTAACGGGTCAGTACCATCTTCTAGACCAACGCCCGTTTCAAAGTTTAGGACTACTTCTTTATGCTTAATGCGCTTAAAGTCGCTAATGATATGAGCGCAGGTTCTCGACCATACAATTGGCAAACCTGCGTCAGTGTGTGTGTTTTCGTCTAATTCATACAGTACGCCGCTAACAAAGTCACCAACCAAGTGTTTACCAAACGCGAATGCATAACATGACGCTCTGTCTCGGCCTAGCCCGTATGTCTCACGGACAGACCATGCTAGGTCATTGTCGCCGATTGACGCATCATAAACGAGTGTTTTGTTATCAGTTGGGAATGTCAGCACATAGAAACTATGGCCGTTTTTTTGATAAGTATAAGCAAATGCGTCATCAATACGAGTTAGCGAGTTGATTAGATATTCAATGCCACGATTAGAGATGATTTGTGGCGTGTATTGGTTCAACTTGTAAACTAGTCCGCTTCCATAGGCATTGCTACCCAAGAAAAACACCGTGTTATCTATCTTAGCAACTGACAAATCAGCAGCGCAGCCGACCTCCATATCCGCGCCTTGTCGCCTATCAAGTGAGAATGTTGTTCCTTCGACCGCGAACCAAAATGATGTTGTTTTGCGCCCAAATAGCACTAATTCACGATGGTCAACAATACCAGTTACCAAGTTATCAGGGTCACTACCGTTGCTATTAAATTCTAAACCATCAAAAGTTAAGAAGTCGTTATACGCTGAAACATAAAATTCTTGAGTGTTTGGGCGAACAAATACGCCATAGCCGTCGAGATAATCAACACGAGGCGAACCGTAGAACGCAGGGTCTGTTATTTGAGCAAGTACGCTAGTATTAGTGTTATAGACAAACGCCTTGTTAGTCACGCCGCTATTAAAGCAAATTTGCCCTGCATTATTGGCCGCGATTGTTGTATCAAACTGCAAATCGACAGTACCGATAGTCGTATAACTAAAATCATTTAGCACTTTGTACAGTGCCGAACCTGCAACAACATACAACACGCCGCGATACTCAGCCATGCCGTAAATTGGCGATGTTGGCAGAGTTAAAAACGCTGTTTTGCCATCGACACGATACAAAGTCAGTTTATTATCTTCGGACGGGTCAACTTCAAGAAACATATTAACGGTTTCTTGTCTGTTTTGATTCTTGCTAAATCCCTTGTGTTGACCGCCTAGAAAATTAAACTTCATTAAAAGCCACCGCCCGTAATAAATGTTTTAGAGCCTGATTGCTTCATGTTACACGGTAAAAGCGCATCAAACTTGGCTAATGGCACAGTGACCATCGACCGTAGCACAATCGCCTTTGACTCTTGCGCCAATAACGCCAATTCGGGTGATATAGTAAATCCAAACTCAGGACTAATCTCGACTGCAAGATTGAACTTTAATGCTCGAATCCATTCTGGTGGGTATGGCAAGTCGTCGGCTAGGGTCAAATCAGTAGCAGGACGTATGTTGTCTAACGTCAAAGTGCCGTTAGCAGGTACGGGAAACAGATAAATAGTCGATAAAGGGTTATCAGGTTTGAGAACAATGTACTCAGGAATTGAACCGATAGTCTTAATGCCAATGTCTTGATAATCAGAATAATCTAAAAACGATAGGGGGTAATCTTGGCCACCTAATGTCCAATGCGCGTTATAAATAGCAGTTGGACGGGTAGTATCAATGTCGCCGCCTACGCCGATTGTGTAAGAGCTTGCACCCGTCATTGTCTTAGTGACTTTTCCAGTGCTTGCAGATAAGAAGCGAGACGCACCCCATGAGCCAAGCATGAGATTTAATGCTTCTAAAGCATCGCTAGACTCGTCAGCGTTTGGAGTTTCACTAGATGAGATTGCACCGATTAGGCGCAACGTGGCGCGAATTAAATCAGCAGTGACCATGTTGCACCTACAAAATTAGAGACTCATCCTTGAGTCATTGGGAATTACAATTGATGAACTAAACGACAAGCCAATTCTGGATATAACGCAGCCATACCATGCAAGATGTCAAAGCGTGACTTCCATTCGCCTGCATCACCATCAAACCAGCGAACAAAACGCATAGAGATGTTGCCGAAACGCTCACGGGCTGCCATGTCCACGCCTTTCGGGATGTCCAAATCGGCACTAACAAAGGTAAACGCATCTTTATGGAAAGCCAAGTTTTGACCGTAAGCAGTAGCAGAAGTACCCAAAACAGTGATTGCTGAGTTATCAGCGATACGGTTAGAACAATTCTGATAAGCACCACCAGCAATCACACCAGGCGATACAGTCATAGTGATTGCGCCTGTAGTGTCGCTTACATCGCTAACAATCACAAACTTCTTGAGAACGCCAGTGCTAACTTTAGTCTCAGGATGAACTTCGTAGCAGCCCGCAAACGTAATACTATCACCAGCTTTTAAGCTAGTACCGCCACTTGTCCAGCCATCAGTGATGATTGCAGATGTTGCGATGTAAGCGTTATCAGCACCAGTTGAACCTTGTGTTGCACCATTAGTAAGCGGAGTGCCGCCGTATGTACCTGTGGTATGCACTGGAATCATTGTGTTCTCGAACACATCAAAACCACCAGTGCGGCCTACCATGCCTTCACGGTATTGGTCGTCGATGTTGCTTGAGCTTTGGAATAAGCCTTTGACAGCATCGCTAAATTCAACACGGCTTGACGGGTTTAACAAGAATGTACGGTCAGAGCTAGGAGCTAAGTTTTCGGTAAGCTTTTGGCCTGCTTGCTGGAACTTTTTATAGTCAATCTGCGTTGATACAGTACCAACAGCATTGGGAACTGACTTATACATCGACAACATTGCACTGTATTCGATGTCAGAGGCCAATTGATTCATCGCGGGCTTTAAGAATTGATCACTAAAGTCATTAAGACTCATGGTTAATTCGGTATCAGTGATTGTGCAATCCACGCCTTTGATTGTGGCAACAGGCAACGATACTTTACGCTCCACCATGTTTTGTGCGCTATAAGTCGAACCTGTACGCACAGTAAATTTGTTCGGCAAACGAACGTCTAAGTTAGTACCAATTTTCGCGCCATTGACCGCAAAGCGGCTATCGTATTGACGGTTAATCTTGGTTAAGAAGTTAGATTGAGCGTGCAAAATACGCAACGCTTCTTTAGTGATAATACTAGGGGTTAAAATGCTATTAGCCATGATGACGCTCTCTTAACGCTTCTCAGCGTTTCTTTTGTCGTAATTGGTCGTTTCGCCACTTCATCCACTCATCTATGTCAGCAGGGGGTGAACTATTACTAGCACCGCCTTGAACGGGCTTAATCGGAGCTGGTGCGGACGATACCGCTTTAGGCTTTGGTACATTTGTTCTTGCTGCAATCTCGCCAATCGCCATTAACTGTTGGCTTGGTGATAATGCGGCAATCCGATAAGCTTCACTTATGTCTTTGCCCAACATATACGCAATCTCTGCGCCTTTCGGATGTTGTGCAACGGCTTCAAGTGCCATCGGTGCAAACTCAATACTGGCTACATTGTTAAATACTGCGTCAAAATCAGGTGCAACACTACGCACTTTCTCAACTTTAGCAACCCAGTCTTGAGCCTGCGCCTGTGCTTGGGTTTGTTGTGCTTGCTGGCTTTGTGCCGTCTGCGTTTTCTGATTAAGTTTGTATTCTGCTACGGCTTCAACGTAATCATCTAAAGTGTCAAATTGGCTAATATCAGGAGCTTCTTGCTTTGGTGCAATTTGCGCCCGTAATTGCTCAATTTCGGCTTTTAAACGGTTAGATTCTGCAATGGCTTCGTACTTTTGACGGGTAACTTTATCAATGCGCTTTTTAACGCCTTCGGGTAGGCTGCTTTCGTCTTGCTCTTTTTCGGCTTCTTTAGCTTCAACTTCGGGCTGTTCGCTTTCGGTTTCTACCTTTTCAGCTTCAATCGGCTCGACTACTTCGACCTGTGGTGATGAATCCACAACGACATCAGACTGAGTAGTATCACTCATGGGATAGGGTTTCCTTGCATCGGATTTACACGCGCCATCACGGCGACCTAGTTTTGACTGTCTAGTAACAGTGATATAAACATAATCTATAACAGGTATTTAGTCAAATGATTGTTACACCTTGCACATCCTGCTTACGTTGTCGCTTTTGCAGTTTCTTTAGCTTCTTTTTGGCCTTAACAATCTTTTTAGCCATTATATTCATCGTTGGCTTTATACATTTTGCATTAAATGATTCTAGTGTTTTAGTAAAATCACTTGATTGTAAAATATCTAAAGCGCGTTTAGATACTTCTTCACCGCTAAGTTTTTCGCTCATCACATCACCTCATCATCTTGTTGTAAGTCAGGCAATTGTACACCCGACATATCCGCCGCCGCCCATGTCAATAGGTATTTCTGGTTGTTCTTCTTGCTCCATTTGCTCAGCCATTGGGTCGAAAACTTCTTGCTGTTCGTGTTGGTATGTTTCGCCTTCTTCGGGCAATTCAGGCTGTTGCGCTGCATTAGCTAAAGCGTCGTTAATCAATGCCGCCACTTCATCCATTCCCATGCCGTAGTCCTTCGCAAGTTTAGCAAACTCGATCTCAGCTTTAACGTCAATCTCGTACTTCTTGAGCCGCAATTCATCGTCTTTGTCATCCTTCTCTGACTCTAAAAGCTGTATCTGTTTACCCATCTCATCAATTTGCTGTTTGCCTTGCTCAATCATAGCTTGAACTTCGGGCGGTAATTGTTTCTGTTCGCCGTTTTCATCTTCATTTTCTTGCAATTGTGGCGGGAGCATCTTTTTCATGCGTTCGGCAATCTCATCTGCGCCGTCCCAATCCATAGCCTTAATGATTAAATCTCCTGCAATCTGCATAATCGCAGGATTAACACGGGCAATTTCTACCATGCTATTTAGTGCCTCGATACGCTTAGTCGCATAACTTGCGCCTTGAGTCACGACTAAATCATATTTACCTGTCGTCAAGTCGATGTTTTTCGGCTCGCCTTTTTGCATCACAACTTGATTGATACGCTCTAATTTCTTTGAGCCATCACTACCCATAACGGACACGACACGCGCCGCATCGTAGATTTTAGGTATCAGGTCGATGATGATACGGCCTGTCCACTTAATAGCACTAGCAATGTTATCAATATACGCAAAGTTAGCGGTATCACCCTTGCGCTGTTGTGCAAGAATTGCCCGTCCCGATTTCTCGTTATCTTGTTCGCCTAATGACGCACTAAATATGCCTGTGGTTGACTTCATTTCGTCAACGCACATCAAAGCCGCTTCTGTTGCGCCTTTGTCCATTATTCCCGCGTTAATGCGGCTAGGCGTTGGCGATTGCGTGTCATTTACGACCAAATACGGAGCATTAGACGTTAAGCTGTCTTGCCATTGCTCTTCATAGCCCTCAATCTGTTTGGCCGTCACTAAGACAGGAGCTTTCGGAGCTAATGCTTTTTGCTCAGTGTCAATCGTGCGCCAGTAGTTATACATGCGTTGAGGATCTTTGGCAAAACGTACAAGGCCGCGTAATGTACGCTTACCGTCAACTAAATCCTCTTTGCCATTAACGCCGACAATCGGCAAATACTTACCTGCCCAGTCGGTTGTTTCTAAAATACCTGCACCGCTCATCATGCAGCACTTAATTTTAGTGATAGTCGTTTCACGTTGATTAACGATAAGCGAGTCATCTTCTGGCTTCTCAAGTGTTACCTGTGTATTTCCTTCAAAGTCTTGCACCGCGTAGAGTGTTGCCTTTTCGTCAACTTTATGCCAATACTCAGCGACAATCACTTGATCTTTATCAACAATCCAATCGCCTGTGAAGTCATCAAAGTTATAGCTTGATTCATCATCTTTCGGCCATCTTTGCTTGTACTCATCTTTCGTCAACTTAACGCGCACAGTCACATGACGCGCATCGCTGTAGTCAGGTAATACCGCATTCTTGTCAAAGTAAACAGATAAAGGGTCTGTTATGCGCTCAATACAAATAATTTGGTTAAAGCTGTCTTCGCTCTCGTAATCTGTCTTAACGCGCCACGCTCCAAATCCGAAACAGGCCGTATTCTCGACGGCTGTATCATAAGCAAAGTCAGCATTACTTTCGTTTTGAATTGAGCGTATCAATCCATCATAAATCGCTGCAATATCTTCGTCGCCATCTTCGCCAGCATGAACTTTGATACTTGGCTTGTTTTGTCGTGCATCACCGACAATCTGGTCAATAAACGCAGGTAAACGGTTGATCGTTTGGATAGGACGACCCGACAACTCACGACCTTTACGAATTAAATCAGGCCATTGGTCGCCAGCCGCGAAACGTTGGTCATCACGCATTAGTTCGCGTTCTTCGCTTTTAGCTTCAATATCGGCTTTAATGTTGTCGCAATACTGCGTGTATAAATCTTGGTCTTTCATGTTGTCGTCTCGACAATAAGTGTAAGTTAGTTGCGTTTATCTTTTCGCTTTTCGTTCGCCATCAATGCGCCTAATGTTGCCGCAGGTGCAAACTTGGCGGATTGTGCGCTTGCTCAAATTCGGTTAGTGGTCTTTTGGGCGGGCTTAATAACTCAGGCCGTGAGTCCTCAAAAAATACTCTCAACGCCTTTTCTTTTGTTAGGTTGCCGCTATCGCTTAACGGGTTGCCGTCTTTCGCCCATTGCGTGACTTGCCATTTGCCCTGCTCTTTTGCTGAAGGTGTAATACTCATCTTCCCGTAACTTGTCGGCAATTCCATAAAATCAAACGAGTCATCACTTAAATTACGCGCAACTAACTTATCAATTGGGTCGTAATACTCGTGCGAATTATCAAACTTATATACATCATCCATTTGATTAAATCGCGCCAATGCTCTTAAATCATCGTCAGTTGATAGTGTGCCAATCGCGCCACGTTGCCCCCTAAAACCCGCAGTATTTAACGTGCGTGGTGCATTAGCATTAGCAATCATACGCCCTTGCATCGCCCCTAATCCCTCGCTAACTTGCCGCCCTGCCTGTAACGCAGGTTTAGCACCCATAGCAATACCGATAGCAGTCGGAACAGTACGCAAGCCAGCACCGACAACAGGACTATATTGCCCTGCAATGTCAACGCCTTTCTTCCATGTGTCGATGATAGGCATAGCAGGTTTAATGGCAGTTTTAGCGGCATTGCCGATTGATTGAGAGTATTGTTGAGCTTCTTGTGTTCTTGGCTGATATGTCATGCCTTCGCGTATAG